CATTAAGCTGATATCAACTCTCCCCTCGCTCATTACTTTGACTTGACTATTTCATGAAACTTTCCCTTGTTTTTAATGATCCGTGTTCCTCCCGGCACCTCTGCGTCTGGCACATGAATGTCAATTTGGATCTCATTGCTGTTACCGGCAGCGGCGCTTGTCATGGTCGAAGTAAGGACCATAAGCACCCTTACATCTCCTGTCTCCACAATCTTGGTCGTAAGCCTTGTGTAGCCATCAGGCAGAGGTGATTCACGAAGGATAAAGCGCCCTACTATATCACCTGTGATGGCATTATACAGATGCACCTTCACCTCCAATACCTGTACAAGGTTCGAAGGATCGAGCTGTGTGCCGGCTTCATTGTAAAGCCGCAGCAGGTACTTTGGGGTACTCCCGGACAGCACGGCCATATCGGGATGTTTTTAGACCTCTATGTAGGTCACATAAACGGCTACGCGGCCTGCCAGGACTGCGGCCCAGTTGGCTCCTGTCGGGGTAGCGGAACAATATACCTTGGATGCAGCTGCAGCCGGAGCAACGTTCATAGTTGTCAGGTTTGCAGCAGTAATGGCATTAGCAGCCATTATTGTTGCGCTTGCGATAAACTGCGCACCAGAGCTTGCGTTTCCTGTCTCCATGACAAGGGCAGAAAGGTTGGTTCCTGCAAATGCCACCTCTGTGACAGTTTTGACATCAAGCACCCTTGCTTTGGCCGGAACGATGGCACCGAGGTCAATGACCTGTTCATTGGTGTTGGCTGCGGTTGCGAAATTGAAGTCGCAGTCTGCTACACCTACACCGCCGATTGTCTTCTTGACGGTCTTAACATTTGAACAGGCGATACCCTTATGGGTAAACTGAGTGGGACCGGCACCAAGGGCATGTTCTACATTGTAGTCCTTTGAAAACAGATACAGAAATGGTTTTGCCATCCGTATCCTGATAATCTGAGATAAGTTCATTGCTTTTGTTGTTAATTGTTAATAATTAGTTAATTAACTTGGACAGATGGATCACTGATTGCTCAAGCGCCACCTTTGCGCGGTTTACATCACCCAAGGTAGCAAGCACCTTTGAGGCAGCCCGCCAGGCAAGGGTATCAGCAAACTCTTCAGCAAGATCTTCTGGTAATGATTCCTTGACATACAGGGCAGTACTGGGCACCGCATCTTCAAGTGCCTTACCACATTCAAGGTATCTTGCAAGTGCTCCCCCTGAGAATTGTTTCCTTACGAGGGCAACAAAGGGCCTTCCATAGCCCGAGCGCAGATACTCATTCTCCTGCATGTTATATTCTTCGTTCTCCTGGGAGATAGCCTCACGGACCGATCTCTTCCACAGGGGAAACTTGACCTCATGAAGCCGCACGAAGTCTGACGGGACCGGTATATACGCACGGTCATCAGCATATTTCAGTATGCTCTCTGCCGGCGATCCGGATTCAAGGGGGATAGGCATCGGGGTTAACAAATAAAGCGGGCCCTCCATGACGATCTCGCGGGCGCTCTCATCAAGGAGAGGACCTATATACGCATCAAAGGGTGTTCCTACACCTTCGGGAGTATATTCGTCAAGGATAACCTTTACCTTATTTATCAACCCCGTCCTGTCCATGATTACGCGAGATCAACAAAGTTGATTTTCTTCTCAGCTGCGAACTTCTTCACTGCGGGACCGTTCGGCAGTTTGCTTGCAGTCGCTCCGCAGTTCTTAACCAGGTAATCCCTTGCAGCCTGTACCGTTGCTATATCGGGAACATTGGTAAATCCATCGCCGGCATTGCCTCCGGCATCTGCGCCATCACCTTCATTATCTGCGGGTGGAGCCGGAGGTTTCGGTGCGGTCTTGGCTTTTGATGTGGCAAGGTCAGGACCGGCAGTTTTCTCTGTACGGATACATTTAAATGATATGCCGTAAGCGGAAGAGTTGTCCAGGGCTTCAATAACATCGGGGTTTTCCGTTGTATATTGGCCCTTTGAGTCAGGTGCATGATTCCCGCTTCTGAACTGGATGAGTGCTTTGGCACCATTTACCATCTCATAGAAGTCAAGGGTCTTAAACCCGACTGCCTGATAAGTTTTTCTTACTCCCATTGTCTGATTGTTTTGGTTATTGTTATCAGCTAAAGAGCCAGGGATGCGCTGGGCACCCCTGGTCTTAGCCTATTGGTTACGCTCTCGGACGTATGATTGCGTGAGTGTCGGGATAACGAACAATAACACCGCAGGTTTCCTCAATGACTACTGCATTGGCGTTACGCTGACCGGATGAGATCAGGTCAAGTTCCTTAGTCTTGAGAGGTATGAAGGTATGCTTCTCAATGAAGGAGAGGTCAAGGACTAACCCGTTGTCTTCCCATCCTGCCTGATCAAGCAGCGGATGATGGAAAAACCTCAGAAGGCCGAAGTTTGTCTCAATCTCCTTGAAGGTAAGACCATACTTCACCATTGTCTGTTTGCCCTGAATCTGCTTGAGAACGGTGCCTACCTTCATCAGGTTAGCCATAAGTCCACTTCCTCCGAAGAGATACCTTACCTCTGAACCGCTGTTGCCCTGGAAGATGGTTTTAGAGGCATCAACAAACCATGCGTCATCAATAACCCTGTCTGTACCACCAAGGCCATACTCAACGGCTTTAGTAATGAAGTTGGCTATACCTCCGGTGGAATACCTCTTCTTGCTGTTTACAAGGTCGGTAAACTCTGACCTGATCCCGAAGAGGAAAGACTGCTCCATGGTAGCTTTCATGTCGAAAACGTTCTGCGCCTCATAATCGGTGAAGGTCCAGTCAACCTCCTTCTGATGCAAGCGCTGATATATGGACTCTTCAACCTGTGCCATAAAACGCTGCACATAGTTGTAGCTCTTCTCAGGCAGGATAGCATAAGGAGAGGTCTGTGCATCAAGTTCATGTTTACATGACCCAAGTCTTACCATCCTTGTGTTGGCAGCAATGGAAGGAACCGCTTTGATTGCAGAGCCCTCAACGGTATCATCAACACCATTGAGCGGCTGAAGCTTAACAGTATTGCCAGATGTGTCCTTGGAAATAACAAAGCACACAAGATCCTTTCCGTCACCACCGGTAATGCCCTTGAACATCACAGTGTCATCAGCTGCCCACATACCGACGTTCTTAACCCTCAGGTCCTTGGTTGTCACACCAGAGCCAGCGGAATGAGTGTGAGCCGTATGAACCTCGTCATAAAGTGGACGGGCATCAACGGCATAAAACTCAGTCTTCCATGACTTGATGGGGGTTGCCTGACGGATCTGCCTCATGATAGTATCAAGAGGTGTGGCCGCGGGCCGCATCTGAGTGACCAGCTTGGATACATAATCCTGGTCCAGGTCGGCAACTCCGGCCTTAACCTTTTCAGTGCTGACAGTACCGGTACCATCGGTGCCACCTGTTACAGCAACACCAGTAGCCATCGTTACGCCAGCCGCACCCATCATAAGAGAGGTACATGCTATTGCCACAAGTACGAATACCAGCGACAATACTTTAGTTCCGATATTAAAAATGTTAGTGTTTCTCATTGTGTTTTAAAATATTAGTTAGCGTTCTGTGTCCAAAAATCCGCGATCCCTCATTCGGTCGCGTAATCCTCCGAAGTACCCTCCCTTCTTTCCTTCATCAGGGGAGTCGGGGGACTTGCCGAGTTTGGGGATTCCATCACCGGTCTGATCCGGTTCTTCTTCCCTCTGTGCCACTATCTTCTCATTGCGGCCTGCAATCCTACCCTCCTCCCGGGCATCCTTTATATCCTGCTCATAGGTCATCGCCCGGCGCATAAACCTGAGCGAGTCCTTGGTAATCTTCCCGTTGTTGAAATCCTCAAGCATCTTCTCAATGCTTACGAGGAATTCATCGGTGGCTTTCTCGTCAAGGTTATGCTCCTTGGCGAATGCCTCAAGTTCTTTTCCGGCGGCTTCGAGGTTGGCAGCGTAGTTTTTTTCAAACTCCCTGCGCTTTTTCATCTTCTCCTCTCGCTCGGTCTTATTCTTGGCCCAGCCTTCATAGTCCGGATCGCCTTCTGTCGGAGTGAAGTCCTCGGCTGAAAAATGCCGTGCGGCTGCCTCACGGAAGGACGCACCGCTCATCATATCGCGGACCATCTCTCCTACTGCCGGTTCTGACTCAAAGAGCGCGATGAGCTTCTGGTTGGCTTTCTTTCCTTTCTCCCTGTAATCTTCCAGAGATGTAAGGTATTCATCCATTGCCGTGTCATAGTCCTCATCCTTCTCGAAGGTGCGATCCGGAAATGCCTTCGTAAGCCTTTCGTGATACTTGTGAGGCGGTTTGCCCTCCTTGGCTTCCTCCTTCTTCCCGGGTTCCTCTCCCTCTTTTTTGGGAGGCTGTTCTTTCTTCTTCGCCTTCTCTCCCTCCGGTGTCACCTTCTCTGCTTCTGCACTTGCCTCTCCCTGAGTATCTTGTGCTTTTGCTTCGGTGCCGGCGGCTTCGGCTGCTACTCCCTGGGCCTGGGCTCCCCCTGAAGAGGATTCTCCCCCTGTGGCTCCGGTGCTGCCTGTGCTTGTGCTGCTACCTGATGATTCTGACATAACGTTACTGCGTTTTGGTTGTAGTTATTCACCGTCAAACCTAATCAATGTGTTGAAATGTTTACGGACAATAAGCCCTGTATAGCGGACAAAAAAACCTATATTTACGGCATCAACGCAGTATAATGAGTCAACCCGGAGAAAACACATTACTAAGGCGACAGAAGATTTATGATGAATATACGAGGGTGCTTGCCACATATGGCCCCGAGATTGCTCCAAAGCTCTCCCGGAAAGTGATATGCACCGAAGTTGCTGATAACCTGAATTATTCAATAGAATATGTTCGCAAGGTGACGGCAGCATTCCTGAAGAAGAAGAAATGAACGCCTCTGAAGTCAATAGCATAATCAGGGAAAACAAGGCCCGGAGAAAGGCCCTCTTTGCCCCTTATGATCCCGTAACAGGGGTCGGCTCACCTATCGAGAGGGAGCGCATAGAGTTCTCCGTTGGCGGCAATGAGTTTGTATGGGGTATCCCCGTAACCATGTACAATGAGAATGCTGCTCTGATAGATGCTATTGCCCGCGATCACAAACTTGAATCTGTCCTCCATGCTCACGGAATCCCTGCTGACAATACAGGCATTGAGCTGTTCCTTCGTGATCTTATCAATCAGCGGTTCAGGTATGACTATGAATTCTGGTCTGTCACCGCTGCCAGGATACAGGACAAGCGGACAAAACAGATTGTCCCCTTTACTCTGAACCAACCACAGCGCAAGGTGCTTGCCGTCCTTGAACGGATGAGAATAGCTGGGATTCCCATCCGCATCATCATTGACAAGGCCCGTCAGTGGGGAGGGTCAACGCTGGTGCAGATATATATGGCATGGATACAGCTCATTCACCGGACCAGGTGGCACTCATGTATTGTGACCGATGTGGAGGAACAGGCCCGTAACATCCGGGCGATGTATTCCCGGCTCATCAGTTACTATCCCAAAGATCTCGGAGGGTTTGAACTATCCCCCCTGGAAGGATCGAACAAGAACCGGAGAATAGATGAGCGCGACTGCTCAATCATCATTGGATCTTCACAGAAGCCTGACAGCCTGAGAACCTTTGACCTGGCAATGGCGCATCTTTCTGAGGTGAGCTTCTGGAAAACAACTGAGCTTCGCAGCGCAGAGGACCTTGCTCAGAGTGTCCGTGCCGGCGTGGCCCAGGTACCCTTCTCTCTCATCGCCCTTGAATCTACTGCTAAAGGTGTTGGCAATTTCTTCCACCGTGAATGGCTGACGGCAAAGGACGGCAGGAGTGCTTATGCTCCTGTATTCGTGGCATGGTTCGAGATAGAGATGTACCAGAAGGACATCAAAGAGGCTGACCTGTCGGCATTCATTAAGTGGATGGGTGGTGAGCCATACGCATCATACCTCTGGTCCCTGGGAGCCACCCTTGAGGGTATCAAGTGGTATTTCGACTTTAGAAACGGTGAAAATTATGACGAGTGGCGCATGAAGTCAGAATATCCGTCAACGTGCATCGCCCAAGGTGCCAAAATAGGAACAGACCTTGGTATAATACCTATTGAAGAATGTGCTCATGCCAGCATTACCCGAACGGGAGAGATTACTAATTTCCTCAACAATGGTCTGAGAGATGTATTCCGCTTAACCACAAAATATGGATATGAGGTTGAATGTACTCACGACCATCGCATAAAGGTAATTGGTGAAACAGGGCACGAAGAATGGAGAGTACTTGAAAATCTCAAGACAGGAGATAGCATTATTCTATCTGTGCCGAGGTTCGCCGAGGAGATATACGTTCATAAGTGGAAAGAGAACTTTGTTGAGCATAGCATTACCATTACCCCTGAACTAGGTAGATTTCTCGGGATATTCATGGGAGATGGCTCCTACTGCGATCATGTTCTTTCTATTGCTTGTGATGCAAGGGATACGGATTTTATTGATTCAACCATTGAATTGGCTTACAATCTTTTTGGAATAAAGCTCAACAAGAGACTTCTTGGCAAGAATAAGGGCTGTTGCGAGATACGGGCAAAAAAACAATCTCTTACTCCATATTTTAGGGAGCTAGGCATTATTGATCATGAGTGGAAAGAGACAGGAACCAAAAGAAAGGTTTGTGTCCCAGAAATAATTTGGAGATCTCCGGAACCTGTTGTCAAAGAGTTCCTGCGCGGGATATTTGAGACAGATGGATTTAATGGATACGAGGTCCCTAAGATCGGTCTGTTTAGCAAGCATCTTAATTTTCTAAAAGACATTCAGCTATTGCTCTTAGGATTTGGCATTACCTCTATCATACGCCAGAGACCGGCCAAGACAAATCAATACCATTATATCGCCAATACCCTGACACTCCAAGGAGAACAGGCTGACTACTATAGAAACAAAATAGGGTTCTTGAGTGAAAGAAAACAAGAGAGGTTTACAACATGGGAGGTCAAGTCATACATAAAAAGGACAAAAGTTATCCTCTCCGATGTAGTCTCATCTATTGATTTTGTTGGCCCCAAGCAAGTATATGATATTACTATTCGGAAAAGCCATGAATTTTCCGCCAATGGCATCTTAGTTCATAATTGCGAAGAGAGCTTTCAGGCCACCGGAGCAAGGGTGTTCTCTCCCGCTTATGTCAATCAGGCCCGCAAACACAAGATGGAGCCTGATTTCGTTGGTGATGTCCGGGGGAAGACTATCCGGGACAAAACCGCCCTTGAAGATATTGAATTCATTGAAGCCAATCGTGGCAACCTGTTTATATGGATGTACCCTGATAAGGAGGAACAGGTATCCAACCGGTATGTGGTGTCAATGGATATCGGAGGCCGGAGCCCCGGCGCTGATTATACTGTGATGCGTGTCTTTGACCGGTATGGTATCATGGACGGAGGGGTGCCGGAAACGGTTGCGACATGGCGCGGGCATATTGATCAGGACCTTGGGGCATGGAAAGCCGTGCAGCTGGCGAAGATGTACAACAATGCCCTGTTCATCCCGGAGTCCAACTCCTATGACAAGACAAGCATCGAGGCCGAAGGCGACCACTTCCTGACCATCCTGGACGAGATAGTGAAATACTATCCCAATATATTCGCACGGACTGACCCCGAGAAGATCCGGCAGGGGATCCCCGTCAAGTACGGATTCCATACCAACCCGGTCAGCAAGCCGATGATAATAGACTTCCTGAACGCTGCCCTGCGCGATGAGCTATTCTATGAACGCGATGACCGGGTGTTCTCCGAGCTGGACACTTATGAGATCAAGCCTAATGGCCGCTATGGTGCTGTTGATGGCTGTCATGATGATATGGTGATGGCTACTGCAATAGGTCTGTGGGCCTGCCTGAAACACCTGCCTCCCCCGAAGATCATCCTCCCGACTGTCAAGCGCAGACCGGGAAGAATAACCGAAGCAACGATATGACTCTCAAAGAACAGATCAAAGCATACCTGGCAAAGAAGTACAGCGAGACCCGATGGCCGAATGTGTACCTGGCAGAGATAGTGCATGAGTTTGGACCTGAAACAACCAATGCTCTCAACGAGCTGTGGGCTGAAGGAACCGTCCGCTCCGGCAATGGAATCAATGGCAAGCTGGTGATATACACGGAGGACCCGGAAGAGATAGAGATTAACAAGAAGCAATTCGCAAACAGATAGATATGAACTACCTACAGGATTTTATCACAAGAGTAAAGGCCGATTGGAAGGAATGGACCACCTATCAGAAGATTACATGGGTTGAACGCTTCAAGCAGCGCAGAGCCAGGCGCGATGTTATCCGTGACCAGAGGATGATTGATGCAGCATTGGAGAGAGCCCGGATAAAGAATGCGAAAGACGGGCGGACCTATTATATCCTTCGTGACAAGTGGGGAGGCATAAACGAGATGGATTCCACGATAATCGGGAAGCTCACCAGGGCGAAGATACTGCCGAGGATGAACTACCTGCAGAGGGTGAATGCCTCTATTGCGATAGTGACAAGTAACAAGAATACTCAGCGCGACTTTGACCGCATACAGGAGAGCAAAAAAAAGGCAAACAAAAATAAGGAGGCCAAACAATGAAAAATGAAATTAAGGTAAGTGACGCTATTCTGCAGAGGTGCGCATCAAAGGTACTTCTTGAAAGAGACAATGCAGGGCTAATGAATATCACAGTCGCCAAGTATCTGGATATTCAGCCAGGAGAGGTTAGTTGCATCCAGAGAGATGACAAATACATGTATGTCTGCCATACATCTAGGAGAAAGATTCATGATTGGTACAACTCTGGAATGAGCCTCGCAGAATGGTACAACAAGCGCATCAAGGAGTCGGAAAGAGAAGATACCTCAGAACAACCAGATGAAACACTTGGGACTATGAACACTGAGACAATTCCAGAGGTGAGGAGGACCGCACCGCCGAAGCCCGAACCAGCACCCGAGGAAGGGAAACCTCCGACTGAGCAGAAGCCCCCGAAACCAAAAGAGGAAAAACCTGCCGCGCCTCCCCCGCCTCCGATACCGGAGCAGACACATGCCGGGGATGCGATGACAATAGAGGCACAAACCAGAAAGATTGTCATTGAGCCAAAGCCCAAGGGTAAGCCCGGAAGGAAGCCAAGAGACAAAGGAGAAGGCAGCCCATACGGAAAGTATGAAAAGCCGGCTCCCTCGCAGGAAGAGATTGAACGAGTCCTCGCTACGTTGGGGATCGAGATAGCAATAGTTGTGAAACTTAAAAACAAACAGGACTGATGAGTAATTTGAGAAACATGGTCCGTCTCAGTGGCAACCTGGGGCAGGATCCGGAGGTGAAATACTTCGACAATGGCAGGGCAAAGGCTGAATTCTCCATTGCCGTGAACGAGAAATACACGGACAAAAAGACCGGAGAGAAAAAGGAGCATACCGAATGGGTGAGCATTGTTGCATGGGATAATGTGGCTCAGTTCGCCGAGAAACTTCTGAGGAAGGGATCGCGGATAATCGTTGACGGCAAGATCCGCTCTGAGTCATGGAAAGACAAGGACGGCAATACCAGGTACAAGACCTTCGTGCTGCTCGATGAGTTTCAGCTGGAAGGTGCAGGACCAGGACAGGAAGAGTAATCAATGGACTTTGCAGTGATCCGGAACAACCGTCAGCGTGAGAGGCTGATCGAGGCGATAAAGGAAAGGCGGCTCCCGTTCCGGATCGCACTGCAAGACCTGTACCCTATCCGCTCTGTGGACTTCAACGCATACCTGTGGGGAGTGGTGTATTACTACATATCAGAGGCCACCGGCCATACCCAGGAGGAAGTACATGACGAATGCAAGCGGAGGTACAACTTCCGGCATGACTTCAAGTACAGCAAGAAAACCGGCAAATGGAAGCTGGTATCGAAGGTGGACTCAACCACTGCCACGTTCTCCCGGGAGTTCATGGAGTATGTGATGAAGGTGAGGGCTGATGCAGAGATAGAACTGCATGTTACCATTCCTATGCCGAATGAGGAATTCAAACCGGAGTTAGCATTTGAGACTGAACTATGATCTACCACATCATTCCCCTTGGCGAAGTAAAGCTACATGATGACAGTAAGGACTGCCCGTGTGAACCTTTTGTTGACCATTTTGAGGGCAACACATTCATAAAGCATTGGTCCCTGCTGACACCAGAAGAGGAAGCAACCGAACTGAGGGGAGTGAGGGCGGTAGATGTAACAAATTCACAGAATTGAGATGAAAGTATCTGTAATCATACCAACACACAACAGCGAGAGAACCCTTGAGAGGGCATTGCAGTCGGTACGCAACCAGACGGCAGACTGTGACATCGAGATACTGCTATGTGACGATCATTCCAGGGACTTAACGTGGTTGCTTGAGGTGGCAGACAAATATGGATGCCGGCTATTGAGAGTAAGAAACGGAAGAGGAGGACCAAACTACGGGCGCAATCTCGGCATACAGTATGCCACTGGAAGCCTGATCGCATTCCTTGACCATGATGACCAATGGTTGCCGTGGAAACTTAAAGAACAAATCAAACAGATAGAAAATGGAGCAGAGTTTGTCTATTCACCAAGTATTACTGTCAAGGAATAAGTCAAAGAACTGGCCGTACATGAGTAGTATCCTTATGAGAAATGAGGGTGTGCCTCTATTTGAGGAGATGTTTGGTCAGCTTGACCATGATTGGCTTCTTAAAGTGACAGAGAGCCGTCAATGCCATGAGATAGCCCCATGCGTGTATCGCTATGTTGACGGACAAAATCTATCCCTTGATCCCGACTATCGCCGTAGGGACTTTTATCTCGGACTACTTCAGGCAGATGGTGACATCCGGACGATGAAAAGGTGGTTTGCTTCCTATGCCAGGTATCATTATGTCATGGGAGACATTACAATGGCAAGGTTCTTTTTCGCACGGGGGACACTCAACTGGAAAGCAGTGCTGTATTTCATTTCGACATACTGCACCCCTCTGCGCAAGGCGATAATCAAGAAATTTAATGTATTCGGATAAAGACAAGACCTTATAAACTGACCGTGATATGAACAACATTGACAAACATTTCGAGCCCCAGAGGATCTTCGCATACTGTGGGATAGCAATAGTAGTAATAATCATTATAGTAGCACTGACGCAATGACTGAGAATGAACGCCCCTTCACCGGCTTTATCGTATCGGGGGAGCCAGTGACAACACAGAAAGCCCGGGAGGCGGGGATAATCAAAAAGAGCAAGGTGACTGAGAAGCCTGAAGACTACCCTATGAGGACTGAGCCCATAACTCAGGAAGATTATGTTGAGATGGCAAGAGAGGCACTTGGTATAGAAAAATCAAAAGAATGACCCTGTTCATCCTCATAGTGGTTCTTGCCTACCTGGTTGCGCTGATTGACGGTGCAGCCAGGTTAGGCAGGTTCCTGAAGGGTGTGGAGAGAGAGATGCAAGGCAATGTTTTAAACGCAAATGAACACCGAGGCCAAACTTGCAGCGATAAAGCGGTGGTACCTACTCCACTACCCATTGTGTCTATTCTGCGGTCACAGGGTTAATGAGGGGGACCTGGCTCATATTGTACGCCGGTCATATACCTCAGAGATCATGACCTTGAAACTCAACACCGGTTTGGCCCATCGTGAATGTCACGAGGATTACGATAATAACCCTGATCTTGCGCAATTTTTACCACGAATGCCGGAGGTCCTATTCATAGCCTGGCGGCTGGATCCCGAATACTTCTATCAGATCGCTGACAAATTTCCTCTGCTGGCTCCGTTCTTCGAGCGGTTCCCGGAGGTGGAGATAGGCGAGATTGAACATCATGGAGAAATACTCACACTTCAACACCTTGTACAATGAACATCAAGGTCAATATCCGGAAGTTACATTACATAGCAGGTAAGCATTCTCAGGTGTTCAGGTTGCAGTATTACTTGACTCACAATCATAGATGGATGTGGGGAATTATTGTCTTTGGCCGTGATCAACCCGGAATTCCGGTATATGAGCTTAAATATCCAGGTGATTTAATGAGTGACCTGAAAGAAATATTTTGTAAATTTGATTAGTTTTTAATCAGTTGTACCATGGAGAAGCAGGAAACTGTTGATGAATTCATAGAGAGAGTCAAGAAAGGCATTCTTAATGCGAAGAAGGGAGAAATCACTGTCTTTCATTATGAGGGCCCCGGGATGTCTGTTGGTATGAATGTACTTACCAAGGAAGAGGAAGTGATTAAAATCCTTGACGAACCAAAGCATAAGAGGAATCTGAAAAGGATGTTACGGGATTTCCTGACATTTGGGTCATGCAGGGAGAGCCAAACATCGCCGGATCATATCTTAATGGGAGGTAAGCCAACTGCCATCATGCTACTCTTACTCCTTCTCTGCTCCTCCTGTTACGTCACCACCCTCACTCATTCGGAGGCAATGGATCAGTCGGTCCTCGGTGAGACAAAGGAGAACATGATTGCCCGGGCCGGTCTGCCTGATGCCAAACAGATAGAAGGTGCGTATGAGCAGTGGACCTATTACGGCAATCAGACCATTCAGACCTACTCTCGTCCTACCCGTACCACAACAACCGGCTCAGTCGTACCAGGATCACACAACGCCTCCGGGCAGATCAATAGCGCCAATGTATCATCGAGTACCTATTCATACGGCGGTGGCTCCACAAGCCAGGTATCAACTCAGTATCTCAAGCTCATATTCAAGGATGGCATTGTGGTGGATTGGCAGACGCAGGGTATTGACATATCGGAGAGAGAGCCGAATAAAGCAGCCTCTATTGCAGCAACACTCTTTATTGTGGCTGCGGCTATTGCCGGTGCACTCACCTTTGGTGGACTATAAACAATAATACGATGAAATCGCGAAAGAAACTAATTGAATTCCTTATCTTGACGGCAGTAGTTCTTTGCATTGCCTCTACCTCAATTATCATAGGTATTAAAAACGAACAGGCAAAGAAACAGGCTGAATTGGTGCAATCAGAAATCAAGAGAAACATAGATGAGATATCCGCTCTCCTTGATTCTATTGAGGATGATGTTTATGAGTGCGGGGATATCGTTCTATCATTGCGATTAAAGGCCAGAATAATGGACTCTTTGTTAGTTCAGATAGAAAAACCCCCGATATCTCTACCGGGGGCAACCCTTGAAAATTAACCTAAAACAACCCCGCCGGGTATATCATTATGCAGCCGGTCTCGCGCTGCCTTTCATTCCTACTGCCTGTTGTAGCATTGCCATTGCTTTCGGGTCTGCCTGTGCTGTCTGTGCTGCTATCTCAGGAGGTACCTGCCCGGGTACTCCTCCCGCTCCGAGGGATTCCATACGGGTGCGGACCGTGGCAAGCAACTTATCAGCAAACGGCATGCTTGTGTGTTCGAGATACATTTCGAGGTCAATGAGATTACCCTTGAGAAGCTGGAAGAGCATGTCGTCAACCATCTGACGATACACCGGAGTATCCATACCCTGTGCGATAGTCATATCCCAATCAAGGTCCTGAACGAGATTCGGATCGTAGATCTTCTCTTCCTGTGTTGCTGCCCGTCCGTTGATAGCCAGATACCTCTTATCCTTGTAGAACTGAGTGACTACCTTCAGGGCCTTGCGGTTCCTGCGTAGTATCATGCTCTGGAAACTCTGCAGCTGGTCAATCACGTTCAGGGTAGCGTTCTGTGCTTCCTGTGCGTATAGTGCTGCCGGCGTTCCTGACGGGGCCCTCTGTCCCTGTATGGATTCATTGATACCGGAGTTCTTCTCCAATAGGCTCATCTGCAGGTTAAGCATCTCCATGATGCCTACATTGGTAGAGTTGGCGCTGATCTGCTTGGGTATCTGCCCGTCTGCTCTCGGTTTGTAAACTATTACCCCGTTAAACCTTCGGTATTCATCTGCAAACTCCTCCGGGGTCATCCCCTCCGGGATACAATCTTCAGGCACCAGAAGCACCCCCTTGGCTGAAGCTCCAATGATGAAGTCCAGCATGATGATCATGCGGTTAATATACCTCTGCTGGTCAATCATGTCCTCAACGAAGCCCCACACCTCACCATCGAGAAGCGGAAACAGCACAAGTGCATACGGGTGCTCTTCGTGTTTGTAGGGGGATTCTCTTTCGTACAGGCAGTGGCCCGAAGGAGTGAGGTACTTGACATACCAGAACTGTTCGAGCTTGGCTTCGGCCTCCAATAGAGGTACATCGTCCCTGTCTATTCCGTTCTGTAGGCCCATCTCAAGCCTCATATCATTCTCCGCTGCGATCTCCTTCATAGAAGCCTTGGTAATGGTGTACGATCCGTCTGTTGGGTCATGTACATAGGTCCTCCATTCGCTCTTGAGCTGCCATACCTCGAATATCCTTGCCTTATTGGTATCCCTCGGGATGTAGAAGTCAAGGTGATCAGTCCTTCGGGAATCGAATCCGTAGTCCGAGAAGAATTCCTTCGCCGTCATATTGGCATACAGCTCCCTGATCCTCTGTTCCTGTGCTGTGTTCTTGGCGAAGGCGCTCACCAGATTGTCAACGGTGGTATCAATGATCTCCCCTATCAGTCTGAGGTCCTTCAGCCGGATATCTGACACATCTGTATTGAGGAACAACCGGTTTATATTGGTATTCTCCACGGTCAGGTCCTCAAGGTTGCGCTCCTTCCAAAAGTCATAGCCAATCTTCTGACAGGCTACACCGGACATAAGAAACACTTCCAGCTCCCTTGCATCAAGCTCTTTTACCTCATTAAGTTCGAGGGCACACTGCAGGGTGTTGGTAAGCATCTCTCCCAGGGAGGCTTCCTCACGGCCACGGGCGATAACAACAGCCTTGGTGGGGTTACTGCGGAACTGCCCGATAAGGTTTGCAACCAGGTTGCGGATGCGGTTCTGCTTCAGCGGCACCTTACCCTGGTTCATGAGGTGCGTCTCCTCAGTTATCCACCGGCCTGTTGTCGGGTCCTGCATCTCGTCTGACCACTGATCCCCACGATAATACTTACGGTTGCGCCTTGCGCGGGTGCGAAGGTCACGCATGCTCTCCCACCACCGCCGGCACTCTTCGAGGAGTTCGATGTTCTCCTTGGTATCGCTGTCGAGGGAGGCAACGGGCAGAGGTACAATCTTCTGCTTGCGCATGCCTATCTTGCTGTTGGGCCGCTTCTTCAGCTCTTCGGCTGTTATATTCTTTCTCATGGTTTAGTATTTTCTCTTATATCTTGCTTCAAGCTCCTTGACCTCTCCAACACACATATCCATCAGTTCAATGACCAGGCTGGAGGATTCCATGTCATCCTTGGTCACTCCCTTGGTCAGGTCGCTTATCTGATCCTCATAGCTGTCGAAGATCATCTTGCGCTCTATCCGGTATTCATCCTCGGCCATGCGCTCATACTGTGAGGTGTTTCCGGTTTCCCTCCCCTGCTTTTCGTACTCCTTCATCAGGGTAATATCGCGGTCATTGGCCTCTTTCAAATCATAGTATTCGGATATGATATTCCACTTGGCCGGAGGGGTCTTGCGTAAGAACCGGTCCACAAAGGGGATGTTCTTGAAGTCTATCACCTGCTCTTTGTCTATAGCCTGGCTGACCGTGGTGATAAGATCGGATACAACACCGCCCGTACCACCTGTGTATCCCTTGAACAGGTGCTCAACGGTTGATGGGTTCACATCGAGTATCACCTTCCGGGTGCGGCCTTCTTTGTCGGTGTAATACTTGTACCGGCTGTCACCACCACTCCAACGGAATAGCATATCGGTAAAGAACTTGGCTGCCGGGTTCACATTATCTTTCCCCAGGCCGGCATTGGCAAGGTACTTCTTTTGCTCCTTGGTGAACGGCTCCTTCTTGATAGTGTACCCCATGTAGTTCTGATTAAAAGCTACCTCAAGAATCGGCTTTGAGATCGTTGGCATAAGACTTGCCGTTACAGATTTTAATGAGAATTCTCCCGTTCTCCAAAATCCAGCTACATCAATCGGCAGTAATCCTCCTGCGAAGTTACCGAGAGCTGTAGTCACGGCCTCCCCTGCTTTCATCCTTCCGGTAGCCACATCAAAACCGATGGATCCGATAGACTTAAATCCTCTCCAGAACTGCGGCAGAGGGATACTCAGGTACTTGTTACTCTTCTTGCGAAGGTTCCCTATCTGTGGCAGGGGTATCACAAGGTAGTTCTGCCTCATGTAGGAGTTAAGGTTATAGTATGAGCTGTCCGGATCGTCATCGTCATCGGTCAGGGCGTTCATCATTGCTTCAAGGAATCCCAACATCACGAATGATGATGCTATTGCCGAGAACCTTCCTGTATGATCCTTTGCCAGCTTAAAGTTCTTCTGCATGGACTGAAGGGCCACGTTCCAGAAGGCGAACCATGAGTCCCATGCCTTACTCCCCTTCCCCTTGCGGTTGAAGTTCACAGAGGCTTCCTTGGCATCTATGGCAGCATCTTCCTTGGTGTTACCAATGGCAAGTGACGACAGGTACACGGAGAACCGGGTTGCATCCTCGAAGATCTTATTCCAATGCTCCACGGCGGCAAACAGTTTATGACCGGCATCACCTATCCCGCCGGCGATGCTTCCCTTGCGGACCATACGGGCCACCTCCTTATTGATGTCCTTCTCTATCTCCTCCGGGCTCTTCATGTGAGTGTAACCGGTAGCACCTCCGAGGTTATAGAAGTCCTCAAGCTGCTGGTCCATCGGGTTTTTGAGGTCCTGCTTGCCTTGTATCCTTCGTATGATAGCCGGGAAGGCAGCGCGGTAATTCTTAATGACCTTGCCTCCGGACTTGGATTTGATCTGCTGTGTGATGCTTGCCTCCTGGAAGTCACGCATGAAGTTCGTAAACGGGAACACCACGTTCCATGAGGTGTAAAGGGCCTTCAGCATGTTATTCATGTGTCCCATCAGGGCCATGACCTTATTGATATCCCGGGCATCGTATATGTTACCGAAGATGGTCCGGTACATATAGTTCTGTTTGTTCATTGCCTGGGCTGTGGAGAGGTACTTACCATTGAACACCATAACCATGTCACCACCGGGCTTGCGAACATACACCTCATGCTCCCGGGCCTGCCGTGGTTTGCGGAGTCGTTCATGCTCGGAATATATCTTTGTCTTGGCATCGCCGGCATCAAACATCTCCTGCGGTGGCCTTGCAATAGTGGGCTCCCATTCTTCTGTACCATCCGGAAGGGTTATCTTTACATAGTACAACTTCTTGATGGTTGCCATTTCGTGCATCTCGTTATTGCCAAGGTTCTTTATGATCAGGTTGACCATTGAGGTTTTGACCTCGTTATCCACCTGTTCGGCAATAGCCTGGAACTGCACATTGAGAAGATATGCAAGCGGGTTCTCTGCAAGTGATTTGCGGCCCTTTGCATACTGCAGGGACCGGGAGAATCCTTCGCCCTTAGTATAAACAAGCTCCTTGGCCGCTCCCTCTCTCCATCCTCTCAGGGGAACGAAGTAACGGAACTGCGAGAGGTATTCCTGCTTCTGCTCGGGTGTGATCTGATGACCGCGCTCCCAGGTATCAAGTATCTCGGA